AAGGCGCCAGCAAACTTAGTTGTAAGATTCTCATCACCGATGATTGATCAAGGACCAGTGAAGAGCTGGGCCAATACGTCGACGGTGTCAACAAAGAGTCGAAGCTGTCCAGCCCCTGACAATAACAATGAATGCGGCGACTGTCGCGCTTGTTGGGATCCGCTGGTAAAAAATATTGAATATGGTAAACACTAGCATGACACACGTTTTCAAACACCCAAAATATTATAAAGAATTACGGACGCGTAATAAATCGGATCAGGCCATTAGCTTAAAAACTCACGACGGTGAGTGCGAGCGTGCGCCTGGTCCGGGCCACAAGCTGCCTGATTCCACGATGGTTAAGCAAAGAGCTTCAAGCTCTACCAGCAGGGATCAGGAGCCTCAAGTTTCAAGCAGCAAGCCTCAAGCTCCAAGCATCAAGCTTTCGAACCAACCTGAGCAAGCAACAAGCCGCAAGCTTCAAGCCCCAAGCTACAAGCGTCAAGCTTAAAGCCACAAGCTTCAAGCTCCATGATTCTTGAACCACGGAAAAGTTTCACGGTACCCGGACCAAGGGCCTCTACCATGATGAAGGTGTTGTGTGGATGCCTAACATGAAAGGCTATTTGGTGGGGTGAGAACCTTATTTTATTCCCCTTACAGACCTTTAATTCTACAGTGAAAAAGTGCCCAGAATTATTATACCCCAATAGATCGGGAGTACCAAGTAAGCTATTATTTTCCAGTCTAATCCACGAAATATCTTTAATAGTTTTTTTAACTTTTGCATAAAATTTGGCCTCTGGTTTCAAGGGAATTTAGTAGTCCCGTTGTAACTTATCAGGTAAGATTAGAGCAGATGGTTTTTCAGTTTTCATAACCAATCTATGTGCACTATGACCAGGTTGACCGATGATTGGAGTAGAATTTTCATGTACTTCCATTCTTCGAATAGCATGTAGTTTTCCATTTATCTCTACGTAGATGACAGCGTTCTTTACTGCATCAGAACCTTTCGTAAAGTTGCTTAGAAACAACTGCAAGTCTTGTACTCTCATGAATTTTTTCTTAACTTGATAGTTAGATCCTCTATCACTTTTTTATAACCTTGCAAGAGATTTTTATTTTTTTCATTTTCAGATGCTATTTTCTTAGCTTCAAATATTTCTTTTTTTAAAGACTGAAGAAGAAAGTCGTACCCATTCAAAGTATCTTTTAAACTTCTATTTTCCAATTGAAGTTGTTCTATACGACGTTCTAAATCGTGTTCTCCTCTATCATCTTTGTATACTTTCATGACTTGACATTATAGGATAGTTCCCTTAAATTGTCAACATGGGTGTACCAAAAAGATTGACAGAAATGCAACAACGATTCGCTGAGTATTTAGTATTCGGTGGACCAGAAGGACCAATGACTAAACGTGAAGCTGCTATCGCTGCTGGTTACAGTAAGGATAGAGCAATGCGAGAAGGATCAGAACTAACTAATCCAAAATACTCACCACTTGTAGTTAAATATATTGGTGAACTCAAAGAAGAACGATTGAGAAAACATGAAGTGACTTACGAAGGACACCTGGCTGAACTTGCAAGACTCAGAGAGGCTGCTTTGAAGAAAGGTTCTTTCTCATCTGCGGTAAATGCTGAAGCAAACCGAGGAAAGGCAGCAGGACTATACATAGACAGAAAAATAATAAAAACTGGGAAACTAGAAGACATGTCAGAACAAGAGTTAGAAGCAAAAATGAAACAAATCTTAGACGATTACGGCTCTCTAATAAATGTGACTCCATCTACAGCTTCGTTATCTTCTTCACCCACGGAAGAGGAATCATCGTCCGATCCCCAAAAGTAATACCATCTTCATCTTTGTCGTAAGATGCAAATAATTTAATTGAATTTTTATCTTTAGAATACAACCAACCTTCATTGACTGGTTTAGCTAGTTTCATTTTATCAAATTCTTTGTCACTAGCCCAGGCAGAGTCACTTACACAGTCGACCCACTCCACTCTAACCTTCTGAAAAGGTATATCAGGAGTTGTCTCAGTGTTGATAGCTTTTCTTCTTTTCTTAGGCATAGACTTTTATACATCTGCGAACCTTATATGACAAATTATAATTTTTCATGCGCTAGACAAAAAATATTTTTGAAAGTTCGCAAAACTTAAAAATTGAGCTATTAGTGTTGGTATACTTAAATAATACGCGCCGAACCCTAAGTTCGCAAGGCTTCGCATTGGCGTAAAATGGGTTCGCAAAACAGGGGGTAGGGTTCGCACTTTTATGGCAAAAATATGGCAAAAGCCATATTTAAACACAATTTGAACACAATTGACCTTTTTTTTACAAAAAGTGCGAAGGCTCCCGAACCCTAAGTTCGCACTTTTGGGCATTTCCCGAACCCTAAAGTTCGCAAAATAATTTAGAATAATTTTAAAGAACAACTTTATTTTTTTTATTGTTGCCATATTTACGCTCATATTCTGCCTCAATCTGCAACATCAGGTCCGTGATCCCTGTTTCGTCAAGCTTGACCACATGTTCCATGGCCCGTGCTACAAGGTCCTTTCTGTATTTTATAGCCTTATTCCTGGTCTGTACTTCGTGAATCCCCCACCTCGTTTGGTCTGTCATAATTATCCTCTTTTTTGTTTTTTATTATAATATAAAACCATTCGTTTATTACCCTCGTATTTCTCTAATCGTTTTTTCATCATTTGATTTTCATCATACAGTTCTCTATATCTTTCAGTTAACCTTTTAATTCTAGGTTCATATAAATTTCTATAATGTAAACTCCAATTAACACCTAAATTTTTATTCTTTTTTGTCATTAAAATCTTCAGCTTTCATAGGTTTAGTTTTTTCTTTCTCATCAAACATTAAATCATGATACATGTCTAATCTTTTCAAAAACGCATGTTTCCAACGTCTAAGTTCTGGTCCTTCTACTTTAAATTCTTGGTAATATAAGTCAGGCGTGCATACCATGATAACTCCTTGTTTAATTTCGGAGCCGTAGACGTAGTCGTGTGCCATGGCGTATGCTGCAATTTGCAAATAATAATCTTCGATCCATTCTTTCTTTTTCGGACGGTTAGCTTGCTTGAAGTCAACGACAGTTTCCATACCGTTATGATTACAGATAAGGTCTGTCTGACCTGCGTATAAGCCTGGATAATGTAACGTAACTTCGGAACCATAATACTCTTCCACCGGCGCAAGACCGATCTCCATAATTTTTTTGGCCATGGGCAACGCCGCTTGTCCGAGTTCTGTAAGATCATCGTAACCAACATCGGTAATAAATGACTCGAGGTATTTATGCATACTGGTACCCCTTGCACTAGATACATTCTTGATTCTGTCTGCTTCTTGTTCACCGACTTTGGCCTTCCATTTGGTTAAAAATTCTGTATTTTTCGTAGCGCCTAATATCGTAGTTACACTAGGAAGTCTATAAGAACTTATCTCATAGACACGTTTTCCTGTATCGGGATCCGTGATTTGTTTTCCTTCTAAATAGTTGTATTTATTACTTTTCTTCATTATCTAATTCTTTCTTTTCTTCTTCATAACCTTCCATAAGTAACTCTGAAGTAGTTTTTTCTTTTTTACCAAATATTTTATCAAAGTTTTTTTTATATAAATCAGTAGATGGTCTTGATCTACCATCCCATTGTCTACCTTTTTCTTTTGTAGCCATAACCCTTTCTCCTATCACTATATAATTTACACCAGGACCAACTGGTTAGTTTAGTTGACCAATGGTTTACAAAATATAAAAAATTATAAATATATTTATCGAACATCTTGCCTTATTTGTTTATATTCATCTAAAGATATTACATTATCCTTAAATGCTTTAGTTGTATAGTGCTCTATCACCTCTTGTATCTTAGGTAATTTAGTATGCGCAAACGGCCATAGAAGGCAGCACACGTGGTATGCATCTCTAAATGTACATCTCCACCTATATTGCTTCAAATACGGCGTGCCATCGCTTCTATTACCTTTTACTTTCTTAGGAGTTAAGGTTCCAACACCTAATACTTCGTGAACCCAAATTAAAACTGATCTATCGGTCATTGTAATTTCCATACTGATACGCATAGAATTAGATAACCGATACCCAGGTTTACCCTTGTGTTTCTTTTTCTTCTCTACCCCACGTTTAATATGAATTGAACCTTCACCATCAAACAAACCTGCGATATAAGCTTTGTCAACATCTTCTATCATTAATGTATTGACATCCCTTCACCCTCAACATCTGAAAAATCTTCATTACCATAATCGTAGATTTCTCCTTGAGAGTCACAGTCCCAGCATTGATGAATCATATCTTCTTTCTCCATAATGCATGCGACCTTTACATATCCATTACCCTTACAGGTAGGACATATGTATACTTTCTTAACTTTTTTTAAATTTGCCATTTAATTTCTTCGCTTTCTCGTTTGCTATTGCTTCAATTGTTTTTGCTACACTTAATTTTGCATCAGGTAAAATAATCTTTGATAACTTATCCAAAGTAGCGTATGTTTCTTTAGTTAAAGAAACGTTCTTGTATTTAGTCATGTCTGTCATGTTTACTTCCTTTCATGTTGAGACCTAATATATAAGTGATACTATAGGATTGTCAATGATAAAAATGTATTTACTCACAATATTTATTTGTTCCGCGGTCAGTGGAGAATGTAACGTGTCTAATTTAGAGCCATTTGAATATAAGACTTATTATAAATGCATGCAGGATGGCTATGGTAAATCCTATGAAATGTTATTTGCGGACACCCCAAGAGAGACTGTAGAAGATGGTATGTTATTTACTAAATGGATTTGTAAAGAAGAGTTGACTCAGACTAGCTAATATGTTAGTGGGTTCTTAATCTTCTCACCAAGAACCTATCCCACATTTTTTCCCCTCTTTGGGATAGGTCTATTCTATTCACACATACAGCCATAAAAAAGACAACTACCATCTTT